AATTTTTTTATTATTTGGTATATACTATTTTAAAAAAAGGAGGCTACAAGCTATGAAAAAATTTATATTAGGTTTTATAACAGGCGGTATAATATGCGCGACCGCTACAGGTTTCGCCGTAGAATATGCCGTAACGGCTAACCCGTTTCCTGTTGCCGTAAACGGTACGGAAACAGCGATAGAGGGCTACAACATCAACGATAATACATATTTCAAATTACGTGACGTTGCCGACGCTGTCGGCGGTTTCAATGTCGGTTTCAGTGACAACACTATTACGATTGATACAGATACCGCCGCCGAACCAACACCCACACCGCTACCGTCATTTACACCCGCACAAATTTCGATTGTTAAAGGTGACGACGGTTACGACTACACCAGTGACGGCATAGAAATTGAATACGTTGACGGTGTTGCATATATTGACGAAACAGATATACAGTATATGCTGAATAAATTAAATGCGAATAATTCAAATCATTCCTATCACTTTGGCACTGATATTATTATAGATAGTGAAACCCTTGACGTAGTTGTCGATAATATCAAACGTTGCAATACTGACCGCAGATTAATAGAATTAGATTCATATACCACAAAAATCTTACCGTTTATAAATAGTGTTACAGAATAGGGCTATGTCCCTATTCTTTTTATTTATTTTTTAATTCGCTAATCGTTAGCCATAGTTTGTCAAACTCGCTTTTTACATCTATACCTTTTATTCTTACATAGTTCGCATCGATGTCCATTTCGTGGTCTACTACCGAAATACTGCCCTCTGCTATGACAGGTCCCATAAATGTAATGCAACTGTCTGCTCCGCTACCCAATGTCAAACCGCCGTACAGTTCTGCCGATTTATGTGACGTTATCTTTCCGGCAAATACCGCCTCGCCGCTGTCGTTTATGTATACGTTTTGTTCGCCTGCAGCGTCATACAAACAAAAAACATATTTACCGTTTTTATAACCACATTCAAATCTAACAATATTATTTTCGTCCTGCATTGTTATCAAACTGTTTTCTATTGTCAATTTGCCGTTGGCGGACATTATTGTACATAGGTTTGTATACAACGCACCTGTGAACACGTCAGATACAATTATTTCATTGTCATTGATTACCGTTGTCCAATCCCATTCACCCTCGGTTTTCTGTCCGGCAATAGCCAACTGACCTTTTATTATTGCGACAGCACTTTGACCGTCGGGACTTTCAAACAATGCTCCGGTCTGATACTTGGCGATATTCTCGTTCTGCAGCGCCTCGTTTATGCTGACTTTAACGTTTTCTCTCATCATTTCCAAATAGCTTGTTTTGATTTCTTTCTTGCCGTTTCGCTGTATCTTTTGGATTATATTTGTTGTGGCAATATCCTTGAAAAAACTATCTATTGTAACTTGTGGGTGTCCCACTTCAATGGTTGATTTCCTCGGCTCGAACGGATAAATTTTTGTTGTTATAATTCTCTGTAACGTTTTTGTATTCATACTCTTGTCGAAAATTTTCACCCTGTCCCCAATGCTCGGGCTGTTCAGATTATGATATTTGTACGCCTCGCAAACATCAACGTAACCGACAGTCATTGTATATTTAGGAATATCAATACGTTCTAAATTATCTTCTGAAAATTGCCACTTTGCCAGTTTTAACAGTTCGTCGGGTTCTTCGCATTCGTCAAAATTTGAAAATCCCTCGTAGACGCCTATTTTTTCAACCATAGGACTGTCTATATACTGTTTACCGTTATTGACCGTAGATATATCCAAATCGTCCTGTCCGTATGGATATAGTCGTGTTATCAATGTAGACGCGTCGCGTGACGATTCAGCTGATTTTGCATTGAAACGTAATGTTAATTCGTTACCGTTGTCCTTGCCGATTTGTTTAACCAGTGCCAAATTATAATTATCTACATATAATTCGCACATTGTCGATTGTTTTTCTAATGTTTCTGACAGCGTAGACACACCGACAATCGGTGTTATCTTTGACGCCTCAAAAAAATCGGTTGCGGTGTTCACCCATTCCATTCCCAATGATTTTACCTCTGCGTCCGTCATTATATGTATATTGGTGTTTTTAAATAGCTGTGTCATAATATAACGCGGTGTTTTTCCCAACATATCACCGATATACTGAATATGTTTAAATTGTGCGTCCATATACAGTGCCAGTGCGTATATTTTATTATTATCAATAGAACGAATACGGAAACATTCATCCCCTACCCTACAAATACGGTTGTTTGCGATAAATTCCCATTTAGCCGAATCTATCGGATATTCAAATTGTAAATTGTAGCTGCCGTTTAATTCGTGTGTAATACAAACGTCCTTTGCCTCGTCCAAAATTGCCAAACCGTTTGAACTGAAATCGGTTTCATTGCAACTGTATATACGTATCATTTTATTCATTGTATTTCCTCCTGTTTTATAAAATCGACTGTGTATAATAGAACAGCGGATTATAAATAATTTCGACTGTTCCCGTTCCGTTTGACTGTATTGTTATTTCATTTTCACCCTGTCCGATTTCTATATAATCACCGTTTGAATATTCTGACGTGTTGGTGTCACCCTCAAAGCAGCTGAATAATTCGCAATCGATTGTGAATTGCGTAGTTTTGTGATTATATTTTATTGTGTTTCCGCCGCAGGTAAACGATACTGATGTAAAATTACCGTTGAAAACTATCTTAGGTCGTACCGCCGCAGTTCCCGCATTGTTTAGTTTAAATGTGTTTGTACCGTTGGCAATTTCATATATATGATTTATCGGCCAACCTATTTCAATTTCCGTATCTAACGGAATATCCGCGCCTAACGGAATACCCTGCGTATCATACAGGAACTGATTAAACGGTTCACATCTGAATGCTACAACGGTTTTTCCCGCTCGTTGTAGCATTATAGTCATATCTTCCACGGTTATCGGTGACGCTATCCACTTTGTAAACGGCATATCGTCCAAAATCAACTCACCTTTTCCGCCGTTTATCCACGTTACAAACTGTTCAATAGTTTTATTACGTTTTGCGGTATCGTTGCAGATTAAATAAAATTCAACTTCGATTGTTTTGTCTTTGTAAAACACCCTGCCGCCCGATTCTGAAAAATCTATGCTGCCGTCCCTGTACGGTATATCTTCCTCGTAATCCGTCTTTTTCGGCGGTGTTATCGGTAAATCGGTGATTTTGGTTTGCATACCAAAATCACGCAATGAATGTTTACCACGATATGTTAATCCCATTGTTTAGCCCTCCGCTCCCAAAAATGCATCCGAAATTGAACGTTTTACCGAACTACCCGCATATTTACCGTACGCCATTGCAGTCGTTTCATCAGTGATATTATTATTAAAATCCTGTTTGATTGTAATGGTATATTCATTATGGGCGGTTGTTGCGTTCGGAATATTTTGACCTATTTCGGACAATTTCTGATTTGTCATATCTACTATTTTTGATATAGTGTTATATCCGGTTGTTGCCAACTGTTCCTGTTGCTGATTGTACGATTTTAAAACACTGTTAAACTGTTTTGTCATATCATCATTGCCACCGCTGATTATTCCCAATGCCTGTGATGTATATTTGCTTAACCCTTTCAGTGTGTTGCTTTGCTCTTTTTCCAGTGCCTCGTTTTCGTCCTCGATTGCGTCTAACTTGGCTTGCTTTTCCGCCTCGCGTGCCTCTTTTGCCTCTGTTTTTTTGATGTCCGCAATATCTTCTTCGATTTCTTTTAATTTTTTCTTGCCTTCTATCGTAACGGCATTTTGATATTTTTCACGTTCCGCCTCCAGTTCCGACAGCTCTTTTTTCCTTTCGGCTTTGGTTTCCGCGTCCTCGATTGCCTTGTATTCCGCCTCGATTGCCTCTTTTTTCGCTGACAACATTTCTTTTTGTGCGTCATAGTATTCGTTGACGTAGTTTTCCAACGTTTCACTCATACTGTCAAACAGGTTACTGTTTGCGTCGTCCATAGCCTCATAGTAATACGTACCGCTTATCATTCCTTGTTCGTAATATTTTTGTGTATAGTCCTTTACGCGGTTTAGTCCGGCTTGATATTCCTGCTCGCTGATTGCTCCGTACTTCTTTTGCATTTGCAACCACTTCTTAGAATTTTCCAAACGTCCCTCATACAGTTTCTGTCCTGCGGTCGTCATTTTTTCATTGTATTCTTCTTCCGTAATTTCGCCGTCCTGCAGTGCCTGTGAATTACGTTCCATAATACGCTGATATGCCGCCTCGGGGCTGTCGTCGTATTGTTCCCAGTCATTAAAATATGTTCGTTCGGCTATATAGTCTAATGACTGTTGGTCTAATTCGTCTAATTTCTTTTTTCGTAAATCTGCAATTTGTATTTCGTGGTTTCGGATTGTTTCGTAATATTCGTCCCATACGTCCTGCAGTTCATCAGCCGTCATTTCGGTATTTTCCGTCATTTCGGTCAATGTATTCAGATAGTTGTCGTCCATTCGCTGATATGCCGCAATCTGTTCATCTACTGACAGATTGTGCATTTTGACTTCATAGTCAATCCAATTCTTTGACTTGCTTTCTTGATTTTTCAACCTGTTTTTATAATCTTTGATTGCGTCGTCATTAATTTTTTTGTTCAGTTCGTAGATCTCAATATTAGCCTCTTTCACAACGTCCGCGTCGTTTGCAAATTCTTCTAATATTTTCTTCCACCATAACAATGCATCGGCGTCTGATACGACGCTTGTTTTCTGACGGTATTCAAAATCTTCTTTTTTGGTTTCAAATGCTGTGTTGTTTGTTCCTGTTGCATAATGCGGTAATTTTTTCAGCATTTCTTTGGTTTGCTTGGCCGTGTAAACCGAATCACCCTTACTTAGATTTACCAACACATTTCTACCGTTAAACAAATAGTATTGTCCTTTGTGTTTTACCAATTCTCGCGGGTCAGCGACACCCTTTTCATCATTTATAACCGCAGGTCCTTCCGGTGCTGAGTCAGTACCGTTTGCAAAAAAACCTTTTTGACCGCTATTGAAAAAACCACTCGACACTGTTCCGTCCGATTTTACGGTAAAATGTGCGGTATATGTTTTTTCAAATCCCTTTGCTTTGCTTGTCAGGCTATCAATAACCACCGCCGCATTTGTGCCGTCGGCTTTCAGCGTTGCCGTACCCTCTAAATTATCAAATTTATCGACTTCGCCTGTCGTTGTATTGATTGTAATAACCGCCTCGGAATCGTTTGCTTTTAGCGTCGCTATACCTGTTTTTTGGTTGTACTCCGCCAACTGATAAACAACACCGTCTATTGTTACGGTTGCCTGATTATCAGCCTGCAAAATTGCGACAGCCTGTGTTGCGCCGTATGTGTCAATCAATTCTTGCAACGTCATTATGGTTTGTTCACTTTCGCCACCGTCTACGCTGACGCTGACTTCGGCACTCTGTCCGTCTATTTCTTCAACGCCGTCTTTGGTTTTGTCTATCATAGTAATATCGCCCTCGGCATTTATGCTGATTTCAATATTATCCGGCAATCCTAAAACGCTGTGCATATAATCGTTCAAATCGGTTACTACGGCTTTCATATTCTTGTCGCCGCTCGCCATTGCCTCACTCAAATTTGAAAAACCGTTTTTAAACAACGCAACCTGTAAACTTGTTTCGGTCGTTGTCATACCTAATAGCTGACATTGTGTGACTACATCATTAATTGCTTTGTTTATTTTTTGTTCATCACCACTTGCGAATATATCCGCAATAGACGAAAAACCGCTTTTGTTTACGGCCTCTTTTGTAACTTCGTTTTGCAGTGTTATTAGTGCCTCTTTGTATTTTTCGATAGACGCTTGGTGCTGTTTAATTCGTTCTTCGTTATTTGCTACATTCGTTTCCCACTCCGACGTTTGCTCTGATACATTTTCTATTGCCTGTCCCAAACTGTCAAAATTTAATTGACCGCCTGTAATGTTTTGATAACTGTCGAATATTTCCTTGTTGTCCTCACGCAGTTTCTCAACCGCCGCCCTACGTTCAGCACCCGACATTGTGCTGTTGATTGCCTCATACTGCGTTTTTAACACGCCTAATTCTGTACTTAACTTTTTAGCATTTTCAATACGTTGCTTTGTTTCATTATTGACGCTTTGCAGTTTTGGGATTTCCTCCGACGATTTTTGTGCGTTGGTTCTTTTTTTACTGCTGTCGTCCTTGATTTCCTGCTGTTTCTGTTTCTTTTCCTGTTCCGCCTGTTCTTTTTGTGCCTGTACTATCTGTTTTATGATGTCCAGTGTTGAACTGCGGACACCGTTTTTCTGTTCTTCGGCGCTGATGAAATCGCTATAGTTGTCTATAAACCATTGCTCTAAAAATTTTCGTTCCTGCTCGCTTTCGTCGGTTTGTTGTCCTTGATTTTTTAATTCTGTCAATTCCTTATAGCGTGCAATATACGCGTCTACTGTATCGGCTACCACGGTCATATCATAGGCGGTCTTTGCTTTTTCCGAATATTCCTGTGCCATAGCCAGCGCGTCATTTCCCGATTCACCTAATTTTTGATGATATTTTTCTATTCCTGCACTTGCAATCTTCGCTACTGCCAATGTAGCCGCAAATGGTGCTGTTACTACTGCTGTTATTCCTGCACTCACTCCGGCAACACCGCCTAATGCCGCAAGAAATCCGCCTACACCTCCGGCACCTGTTGCACTTGCCGCCGCGCCTTCGGCTGCCGCCATTGCCTCTGCTCCTGTTGCTCCTGCTGTTTCTGCTGCCGCACCTGCCGCCTTTGCCGCAGTCTCCGCCTCGCCTGCTACTTTTGTAAACGAAAACAGCGATTTAATACCGTTTGCGAATGAAATACCTTTTGCCGTCAAACTCAATGCGGGTCCGATAATTGCTAATGCTGTGCCGATTTTCAATAATCGCTCACAATCTTCATCAGACAATCCACTTAACCAATCCGCCAAACTGCTTACCGCGTCTGCAGCCTTATCAATGAACGGTGCCGCACTTTCACCAAATTTTTGTGCGGCTACCTGCATTTTAACCATTGCTTGCTCAAACGTAAAACCGGATTTGTTTACGCCCTCCGACTGCTTTTTGAATGCCTCTTCTGACGCTCCGGCGGCATTACCCATTTTCTCTAATTTTTCCGAGAATGTATCAGCCTGCGCGCCTGTCAATGCCAACATTGCAGTAATAGCCTCTTTTGAACTGAATAGCTCTGTCAGTTTTTCTTCACTGCCACCCGTTGCCTCTGCCAAAATCTTCATTGCGCCCGAGAAACCGTTTGCCTTTACCATTGCAAATCCCGATTCATAGCCTAATGAATTTAGCTTTTTCTTTAATGCCTCTGTCGGTGTCATTAATCCGGTATATACCGCGCCTAACTGTGTAGATACTTCCGACGCTGTACCCGTTACACCTGTCAATGTTGCAAATATCGTAAACAATTCGTCCTGTGATACACCTAACGCCTTTGATTGTGGGACTACCTTACCGATACTTGACGCCAGTTCGGGGAATGTTGTCTGTCCTAATTCGACTGTTTTAAATGCCAAATCCGCAACGTGTTCTACTGCCTCGGCTGTCGTATCACCGTAACCCTTTGTAACGGCTGAAGTTAGATTGATAGAATCAGTCGTTGTCGCCAATCCGGCTTTTGCGGCCTTTGCGTTTATTCTTACTTTGTCGATTGTGTCGTCAGCGTCGCCGAATGCCGATATTACCTGATATGTACCGTCTGCAATATCATCTGTATATTTTGCGGTTTCTATTGCTACATCTTGTATACCCTTTTTCAATTCCTGCAGACGTTCGTCACCTATGGACAATGTTGCGATATTAGCCAATTTTTTATTTAGGTCCATATATTGCTTAACTGCCGCAGTTCCCGCCGCTACCAACGGTGCTGTTACTGTTGCCGTTAATGTGTTACCGACTTTAGTCAATCCGTTTCTGACACCTGCAGTTTTGTCCTGTAATTCGCTATATTTGTTTTTAACCTGTGTAATATATTGCGACTGTTTTTTTAATTCATCTGTCGTCTGCTTTAACTCATTTCTTAAATTTGCCTCTGCTAATTGACTTCTCGATAGATTGTTACTGAAACGATTGAAATTCGTATCAGCTGTTTTAACGGCACTTTCAGCCTTTTTTACTTCGTCTTTCAACTTTTTCATTTCGTCGCTGTTGGCCTTTAGGCTTGTCTTGCCCTTGTTGTATGCCTCATTCGCACGTTCCAAACGTTGACGGGCGGCGTCCTGTGCCTTTGACGCCTGTTCTACCATTTGTTTATATTTCTGTGTAATCTGTGATTGTTGGTTTAGCTGTGTAGACAGGGATTTATATTTATTCTGTAAACGGTCCAATGATGAACCTGTCGTTTTTAATGTGGCGTCTGTAACCTTAAACTCATTTTGCGTTTGTTTCATTGAATTACCTAACGCCTTGATTTCCTGTTGTGCCTCTTTGGTGTTAAAACCAATGCTGATATTTGTACCGTCACTCATTCTTTTCACCTCATATTCCGAAATCTGCTAAACTCGGCAGTTTATCGTTATTCTGTTTTTCTGCTGTTTTTGTGTTTCCGTTCATCATCTCATAAATTTTCCAAAATTTACGGGGTGTGCATTCCCAAAATTCATCATCTGAAAATTGCAGGCGGTAACGTCCTATAAAATATAGTTTGTCCCAATCGTACGGAGCGTCCCGCCTTACTGTTCCCCCTGTTCTTCCGTTGCCTCCTGCACTCCGAACGCTGAAATTACTGCGGCATATACCACATCATACAAAATATTTATAGTACCCAACGAAATCCAATCTTCAATATCCACTTTTCGCAAATTGTACCTTTCGCCAACCATTGCATATAGAAAATTTAAAACATCACCGTATATATCTGTCTTGTTTCCGAACATTTCAATAGCTTGGCCGACACTTCCGTACATTTGCTCCAATACTCGCAATGCTCTGTATGTCAGCTTTATTTCGTATTCCTTATCCTCAATTTTTATCTTCTTGCCCTTTGCGATACACGCGGTTAAATCTAATGTTTCTTCCATTTTCAAAAACTCCTTTCATACGCAAAAAACGCACATCATAATGATGTGCTTGATTTATTTGCGTTTCTGTGTTATACTTGATTTATAAAAACTTATTTTTTCCTTTTACCGTCCTGCGTGGGACGGTTTTTTTTATTTAATTATTCTTTTGGAACTGTGTCACCTGTATTTACTGTAGGTGTTGATGTCGTTCCTTTTGCGTAGATTTTATTTATTTTTTCTACTGTCAGGAATGCATCCGCCTCTTTTTCAGTGTCAAAGACACCGTAAATTCTCCAAACACCGTCCGCACGTCTTGCCATTGATTTGAATGACATTGTGTCAGACTGTGGATTTAGTTTTTCAGTTCCGGCTGTTTCCGCTGAAAAATCACTTGTGCTGTATTTTGTTCGTAACAGCCACACTGCTAAAATTTTACCGTCGTTTAACGGTGTCATAAATCCTGTTGCAAATTCGGCAGGGTCGTCCTTTTCTGTTGATACATAAATTCCGTCCTCTGTTAATGTTTCATCTAACAACATTGCCTGTTCTGCCGGTGAAAACATTGTTCTTTGCGCCTTACCGTCATAACCTGTACACTTTGACAATACGTCAGTGCAATCGTCACTGTCTACGTCTGTTGTTTGTGTTTTTGCAGTTAAATCAATATTCTGCACATTTAGCAAATGTTTAACTTCGTCGTATTCAACTTTAGGCTCACCGCCTGTCATTGCCGCACTTTTATCACTGATTATTTTTGCAATTCTTAATCCTTTTAAACCTGTTCTGATTTGCATAATTTTATACCTCCATTTTTAACGTTACATTTATCGGTTTGTGATATATATTTGTATCTGATTCGTACATATCGTTTTGCAGTTCTACCCTGCACATCAAAAAATCTGTTTCCAACGTTTCTTTTACTGCCTTTGATAGTTCAAACAAATTATTCTGTTTGCTCCAAATATCCAAACGCGCGATAACAGTATTCATTATTGCGCTGTCATCAGCATATTCGGAATCGTTATTCAGCATTTCAAACATTGTTATTCGCGGAAACAAATTTTTGTCTTTGTCCGGTGCTCTCGGATTGTTGTATATTGCGGCTATTTTTTTCGTTACCGCCGCAGATTTTTTCAATGACTGATATATCATTAACATTGTATCTTGCAACGCTATCCCTCCAATCTTGACTTGATTTCTTGCTCTAATGCCGATTTCATTTTTGGTTCAACGACAGATTTAACTGCCGCCTCTGCTTTTTTCATAAACGGTCTTGCCACCATTTTGCTTGTACCGTTTTCAACATAAAATAAATACTGTGCAATGCTCCAATCCAATTTAGCACCGTCACCGTCAAACACTCCAACTAACTTATATCGTCCGCCGTAGCCGTCACGCGTTTTACTCGCCCGAACGTGATTTCGGGCGTGAAAACTGTCTTTTTCCTTTCGGTCATATGGAACGTGCGGTTTGAATGTGCTGACTGCCAACGGTGCTACTTCGTCCAACACTTTGTCGGCCACTTCGTTCATTGATACACCTAAATTTTCAATTTTCAGTACCAATGACGAAAACCCCTCATATTCAACGCCGTATTTAGCCATTGTTGACCGCCTCCGCCGTTATGATTTGTATGTCGTGCGATTCGGATGCGTCGTTTATTGCACGGATATTATAATATGTCCCACCGTATTTTATATAGTGGTCCTCTGTCAGAATTTTTTTGTATCTGATTGTAAACGTCACCGTTCTTTCGGCATTTACCGCTGCCGCAGTAAAATACTCCGAACCCCTAACGTGTTTCACATTCGCCCAAACGGTACAGACGGGGACATATTTCTGTCCCTCGTCGCGTCCTGTTTCAGGATTGATACCGTCTGTTAATTCACAAATTTCAACACGTCTGTTTAATTGTCCGGCATTTATCATCAGCAACACCTCACAATAAATTCACGGAATGCAGTGCCAAAATCTGCGTAACTGTCGGATTTTCTTTGTCAGACTGCACTGTCATTTGTCGATTGTCGTACATATCACCGCACAACACCAACGCCGCAATCGTCAAATCCTCGTAGTTATCCATTTCTTCATCAGTTAAACCGGTGTACGATTTTATGTACTGAATGGACGCCGTATGAATAGTTGAAAATGTTTGTTCTTCGCCCTCATACTCCGCACGCAGATATTCGGCTATGTATTCATCTGTTAATTCGCTGATTTTCATATCTGCCACCTATTATGCAGCTTTCATTTTCAAACCTGCGATTTTTTGGCTTTCAACGATTTTACTGTCAAATTCAGTGTAACCGCATACACCGATTGCGTATTGTGTCGCATATTTTTCAAGTAGTACGTTGATTTCCATAGCGTTGGCTAATTTGACATACAAACCGGACATATCGCCGTATACAATAGTTGTTGTGCTTGCCGCGATTTTAGGTGCATTTTCTGAAACGTATACAGGCTTACCCAACAACTCCCAACCGAACTCTTTTGTAATATCGCGGTTTAGTATGTAATTACCCTCGTTATCCTTTAACTTTCGGATTTGTGCCAGTGTTTCTTTGTTCATAATCCAGCACGCATTTTGTTGGAACTGCTGTGGCACTGTCATTTGAACGTCAATCAATTCATCAGCTATAATATCCTTTGCACTTGCTGATGTAACTAAATTCGTTGTTTCAAATACACCTTGATATTTATTTTTTTGACCGTTCAACAATCCCTTTTCAAGAAATTCTGCAATATTTTCAGCTACTTTATTGATTGTGAATGATACCAAATCAAAACCGCTCTGATTGATTAATGATTTAGAAATCAGTTTCAATACGCCGACAATATAGTTTTCAAGTGTTATTGTCGTGAATTTACCCGAACTTTCGGTCAATTCCTGCATATCTTCCACTAACGTAGCACCTGTATCAGTTGTATCGTCGTAAACAGGGAACGACAAATTACCGCCAACGTTGTATATTGTCGCCATACTGTAAATAGGTGATAATTCTTTCACTCTTTCGATGATACGGTCAGCGATTGTCGTTGGAATCAATGCTTTTCCGCTGTTTGCTGACGTGCTTAGCGCCCTTGTTTCACCTCTTAGGAACTTTTCAAATTTTGCCTCATCCGCCGCACGTTGTTCCATATTCTCTTTTTTTGCTCCGCCAAATTCAGCACTTGACAAACTTCTTGCCTCATTTTGTGCTTTTAATGTTTTATCAATTCCGTCAATTTCTTTTTTGATTTCATCAAATCTTGATGTTTCATCATCTGTCAACGCTCTTGTTTCCTTTTCTGCGTCTTTGATGATGTTTTCCATTTCCTCAACCAGATTATTACGTTGTTCAATCAAATCCGGTAACGCTCTTGTTTCAAATTTTCTTGCAGCTTTTCTTTCAAAATCTCTAAATATTTGCTTTTTACTTTTCATTGTATTGTCCGCCTTTCATCTTTAAAAACTCAACTTCGTGTTTGTAACGTGAAATTAATGCACGTTTTTCTTCTTCGTCCTCGTCGTTCTTTTCTTTCTTCTCTTGCTTTGCTGTTTCTTTAACGACTTGACTTTCGTCCTCATAACTTCGTCTTTCAAATGCTTTTTCTTGGTCTGAACGTTGTTCAATGCTTGTTGCTATGTATGCCGGTGTAACACTTAGAATTGATACTTCGGACATATCAATGTCCTTCAAATATCGGTGTTGCATACCGTCGTCAGCGTCTTTCCATTCGTCAGCACAACTATAGAAACCAAAACTCCAACCGCGTAACTCGCCTTTGTTGGCCTTTTCGATAACTTCGGGGTCTGCTACGTCACACGACGCAAACAGTCCGATATTATCTTCACGCAGTTGCAATTCACCCGTTTCTGTCGAACCCAAAATTTTATCCGCTCTGTGATTAAAACGTAATTCAACGTTTGGATTTCGTCTTAATGACTTTGCAAATGTTTTCGGTTCTACACGTTCTATGAACTTGCCGTGACTTGACGAAATCGGACGGCTGTCACGTCCGGTCGCACAAACATAGCCCTCAATATGAACGCTATTCGCTCGTATTTCCACTCTTATCACCTTTAACACCCCCTTTCATTTCCTCGACATCTACTGTCTGATTTGTGTTTGGTGTATATACTTGTCCCTTTTGCGGGTAGTATAAAACGTCGTTTAATCCCAATTTGACAAAATCCAAACCTAACGGCGGTAATCCTTCCATTTCTCGGACTTCATCAATTTGAATGAAATTGTTTTTAATGCCTGTTTCATATGCGGCATATCTCTTTTGCATATCGCCCTTTAACAGCGTCTTGGTATCTATCGAAAATGACAACTTGCCGTATTCGCTTTGCAGTAACAAATCTTTATTCAGTGCCGTTTCAATGGCTTTGATAATCGGCAAAATTGCCGATTTGATACCGTTGTTATAGTTTTCATCACTGCACGTCCCGTTGATAATTTCGGGGGACAGGTTGAATAACTTTGCAATTTCAACCGCGTTTGCCTCTTTGTTTTCTTTTAACTGCATTTCTACACTTGACAATGACGCCTCTGTGAATTTTAAACCGTTGTTTAGCACCATTATGTTCTCTTCGTTGTTTCTGTAAAATCGTTGCCACGTTCTTTTTAATTTGGTTAATGCTGATTCCTCTAATCGTTTTTCCGATTGCAAAAAACCTTTTTTACCGCCGGATTTGACAAGACTGTTTTCAAATTTTAACGTGTTGTATGCCACTGACAACATCTTATTGTTTTCTTCGATTATGCCTTTGCCTGTAGCTCCGTTTTCACTGCGACGCGTCAGTTTTAAAAACTCCCAATCGCAGTATTTCTGACCGTTCACCATTATGTCATAATCTTTAAATATCGGGTCTGACCCCTCAATTACAGAAACTTTTGACGATTTCACATAGTGCAGACTTTTCACAGCGTTTCGATTTCGGTTGATGAAAATATATCCCTCACCGTCTGTCAGAACATCAGATAACCACGCCGTTTTCATCTGAAATGCGTCTAATTTATCGCCTGTTTCACTGTTTAACAGATGAACTCTGAAATCATCTTCGACATTACCGCCGCCGTTAATATCTTTCAGAACTATCGGCAACATTGCTATTGTATTGGCTATGAAATTTACACAACTTGTCACGGTCGGAATGCTCATAGCCTCGTCTTTTGAAATCGTATCGCTTACACCTGCGATTAATTCAATGATGTTTGTACCGCTATCTTCCGCCGCACGTCTAAAAAATTTTCTTTTCCACATTTTTTCTTTCACTCCCTTATGCTGTTTGTATGCCCCAATCTAATCCGGTGTCGAAAATTTCGTGTTGTTGCATTATGTACACGGCTATGATTGTAGCGACAACCATATCAACCTTGCCCGCAGAACGTTTTTTATTGACGTACTTGTTTTTGTTCGTATCTTCTGTACATTTTGCATTTTGGTAATTGATTTCGTACAATTCGTTTGCCTTGTATAAAAATTGGTGGTTTAAAATACATTCCTTTAACAGTTTTGTCGGTGCGTGCAAAGTTCGTGAGTGTTGCTCTACTTCCGTCACGTTATAGCCGGCACGCTCCCATTTTTGTGCCGACGACATTGCATTGCGTCGGTCATATCCAATATCAATGATTTTGACGCCGTACTGTTCTTCAATCTTCATTACATATTCTTCAATAACCGCGTAATCGACAACTCTGTCACCGCACGCCACGCACTGCATTTGTTTTATAAAATGCCTGTAATCCACACGTTCCGTCGCACTTTTTTCGTCTGTCCGTGCCTCGGGTATAAATGCCAGTGGCTCGCAATAAACCACTCCGTCAACATATGCCACCATTACAACGGCACAGTTATCTGTTGTTTCCGCCAAATCGACACCAATATAAACGTCTAATCCGGTCCAATCAATCTCGCCGTTCTCTAATCGACACGCCTTTACGTCTGCAACGTCAATATAGCTTTCAGTTCCTATTCCTTGATAAATTATGTTGCAGTGCTTTGTAACAAAATTTTCACGGCGGCTCGGCATTTGTATAGCACGTTCCCTGTTGTCTTTCAAATCTTTCATTATGCTTGGGATTTCTAACGCTAACGGATTGGACTGCTCCAATATTCCGTCGTCCCTCATCCATTCATCTTCTTTGGTGTTGTCCGGTTCATACAGCAACGCAAAAACTTTGTTGTCATTGATTACTCCGTCCAAAACGTTTTTTGCATACTGTACTTCGTCCTCGAACGGATTATCGAACGTCGGGTATTTAGTGCTAATGATACAGCCTAATTTATTCAGTATTGTCAACTGTCCTGAACGCATTGCCTCAATCGCATACGGGTTCGGTAATGCTCCCACTTCGTCCGCCAAAAATGCGTTTGGCAGACGTCCGTCAAGTCTTGAGTTGGAATAGTTCAACGGGATATATACATTCTCATTCAGCAGACATTTAATATCATCCCTACGAATTTTGAACCTATCCATTAATGCAGGACTTGACAATATAATCTCTCGGATTGCCGTTTTCACTTCTCTTGACAATGTTCCGTCCGGTGCGACCGAATAGAACTTTGAAAATTTCGGTTCACAAAAAAACAGCAGTATGAAAATGACGCCGATAATAATTGTCTTACCGTTCTTTCGGCATATTTCCAATAATGCTGTTTCATATTTTCGTTTATTTTTATTTCCCCTGTATACCGTACACAATACCGAGATAATCAGAAAAAACTGAAAACCCGCAAGACTTTCGTATACAGTTTGATTTTTTGCCATTCCCGACGGCATAATCATTAATTTTAATAGTTTGTCTATCAGTTGAACTTTTTTCTTTGATATGCAAAACTCGTTGTCTTGCTCATCTGCAATTTGCAAAAATTCTTTGCATTGCAGTTTGACGTATTTCGGCGCGTTGATTTTTCCGTCGCAAACGTCTTGCGCATATCTATACGCTTTGTGTTCTCTATCCATCATATTCGTTCGCCTCTTTCAGTGCATTTAACAGCGGGTCCTCTTTGTTTTTGCTCGCCGTTAAATTTAAACTGCCTATCTTTGCTCGTGCCTGCGGTGACAGACACAATTCATTACAACAACGGTACAAATCTTTTGTGTATTTGTCCTTACTTGCCATAAAATCTTTATTAAAAATCAATGAAAAATCATCATTTATTTTGCGTTCTATATCCTGTAATCGGTCAACTGCAATAGAAAATTGAGTTAAAATATACACGTCCAAATTACTCAAAATTCCGCTCTCGTCCAATTCCTTTTTTATCTTTCGGAAAATCTTTTTTTGATTGTTCGACAAATACGTCGGAGGTCGGAGGTTATCAGCTTTCCCGCGAATTTTCTCTTCGACTTCTTGACGTTGTTTTTCTTCCGATTTTGTGTTGTGTCGTGATTGTGTTTTTACCGATTTCGCCGGTCGTGCCATACCTCCCTCACCTCTCGTATTTTTTGAATTTTAATTTAAAATTTCATTTTGGGAATTTTTTGCGTGCTTATACCCCTTGTTTCCTGTACAAATCCCCCAGCCGAAAAAATTCTAATGGCCGGGGGGTGTCTGTTCCTGCTCTAATGCGATTTTCTGCAATACTTTTTTCGGAATTTCGCCGCTGTCTGCCATTTTATGGTGGCAGTCGCAAAGGCTGATTAAGTTACTGTTTTCATCACGCAGTTCGTAATTGTCTTTAAGTGGTACAATGTGATGAACACTGATACCGTTCGTATTGTATTGACGTGCACCGTATTTATACAATCCACGAACGCATATTTGACACATATTCATATCACGTTCTTTTATCTCATTGCGTTTGCGTTGCCACGAAATTGTATTTCTGTATCTGTCATATTCATACGTTTTTTTATTTCGGCTCTGCCTACGCTTTGCCTGTGGGCATTTGTACATAACGTCGTGAATACGTCCACAGTACGGACAGCTTTTTCTCATTTATTTTTCACCTCTTTCCGCCGTTCATATATCACTTATATCTATCTTGCCACTCATCAGCTCCGGCAACAGTGCGTCCCGTAACTCTGCTAAATATCTGTTTTCTTCAAGATTTAGATAATATATGTGTTGTTTCCACGTGTTAAATATCATCATAAGAATACTTGAAATGTTTTCTTTGCTGTTGTTTGAAAATGTTATTTCGTTTTTATTTTTGGTTGTTTTAAAATAATCATTTTTAACAATCTTTTCACCACATATTTTTTCTGTCAATTTTGAAAAATCATTATTTGTACTGTTGTCCTGCTTAAACAGCTCAATGTCAAATCCTAAAGACTTGGCGATTGTTTCGTTTATTGTTAGTTTACAAGTATTTTTTTCAGTTATAATTCTGTTAATATCCGCAACTATTTCGTTGTACGGTCTATGTGCATTTTCTATATTCTCAAACTCTATGTATCGGCTTGGCACCAATACATAATTATTGTTTTTTATTTCTTCAATGCTTACTGCCTTACAGTAACCCGCTATGTTTCCGTACTGTTCAATCTGTATCAATACATCTTGTATCTGACTTTCAGATATAACCTTGACTTCTTTTGCGTATGTCCTGTTAGTGTGACTTTTGCCGCCAAACTGCCCGTTTTGCATTCGCTGTTCTGTTTCATACCGCTGTCGTAGGTCAATCATTTCTACTGTCGAATGCTGTTTATTTTTATTAAATGTTATAATGCACGTTGGTATTGACGTAACTTCAAACATTTTATCCGGACATACAATTATACTTTCTATGAAATTCATTTCAACTAAATACTGTCTTATTTGCTTTTCCTTTTGGTTGTCTGTACTTAAAACCCCATTCGGCAATATAAAACTTGCTTTGCCCGTAATCTCATCTAACGCAGTCAATACAAACGCATAATTCGCATTACTTTCCGGCGGCACTTCGCATTGTGAAAATCTATTCTGTAATTGTGCAAATACCGGCTGTTCCCATTTCATATTGTACGGTGGATTTGATATACAACAATCAGCTTTAAATTCGCTCTTAGTTATCTCTTTAACAGTTGCAAATCTATTGCCTTTTTGTGTCCTGTATGTTTTAAAAATTTCATCTGACAATACATCACAATGAATAACTTCGGCGTCAATATTTCTAATTGCCAAATTAAACAACAAAAACGGAATAACACGACTATCATATTCTTTACATATGAATTTTAAATCGTTATTTTCGTTCCATTTTTGGATTGTCAATGCTCCACTTCCCGCACACAAATCTAAACAATTTTTTTCATCTTTGGTTTTTGATAACTCTGCAACTGCTACCGCAAGACTTTTCGGTGTGTAGTCTTGCATTTTTTCCTTGCGGTCGGCAAAATAATATTGAAATATCATTTGCATATAATCTATTGTTAAATCGGGACATATTAAAATCCAATCTTCGCATAGCTTTCGGCACTTTTCCGCATTTAACAATGTCGATTTTAATTCATCAACAACATCTTCAATTTTTTCTATTCTGAAAACACTCTTGAATTTTTCAACTAATTGTAACAGTTCCATTTCAACGTCCCCATTCCTTTAAAAATTTGCAATCAAAAACCGCCGTTTACACGCTACGGCGGTTCTCGATTGATAGAAGAAAAAAAGGAGAAAACCCTATTGTGAATTTCTTCACGTTATCATAATACCACAGAATATAGTCCATTTTAGTCCACTCTTTTAAAAATTCGCAATTTTTTTTAATGCTGATTTATGTATTTGATATATTCGGGAACGTTCATAGTGCATTCTCTGACATATCTTGTTTTCATTCAGTCCTAATATGTATTTATATCGCAGTACCGCCTGTTCCTGTGGATCCGACAACTTCGCAATCGCAGTTTCGATTGTTTTCAACTTTTCCGCCGCCGTTGAATATTCTGTTTTATATTGTTCCTGTAAATCAATCAATTTGCAAATCAATTCGGATTTATCGGTTGACTTTCCGCCGCGTGGCATATCATTGACTATTGCCGTCACTTTATTGATTTGCGACTGCAATTTCTGTATTTGATATTCAATACTCTCTGCATTTCGCATTATTTTTCTGTATTCCTGTAATTCTTTTTGCGTCAATGATATGCCCCCTGTTCCGTAATCGATTGCGATTTTTAGTTTTTGTTTAACAACCTGTGTTGTCCGTTTTTACTGACTATATACAAATATTCCGGTGTTTCTTTTTCAATTTTCCAATTTTCCGATTTTAAACCGTGTTCGGCAAGAAATAGTTTCTGCCGGCGGTTTGGATTGATTAATCTTTTCATTGATTTCCTCCGTTTTTTCTTCTGTCATTTTGTTTCATTCTTTGTATTGACCGTTTCCACGAATTCCGTATTATGTTATATTCTCTGTTTGATGTATCAATCGCAACAATAGAATTTCTTAACTTTTTTTTGTTCATACTGACATCCAAAATATCGCGACTTCCGGCAAACGTCAGTACATAAACCTGTTTTTTGTACTGACGTGCATAATCGATAATACATTCATTTAACAATGCTTGAAATGTCATTTGTGACGTTATGCGTTTCAAATCACCCGCCTTTAATTTTCGTATGTATGGTTTCATAAATTTCGATTTATATTTTCTCATTTGCTTATTTCTCCCTCATATCATTTTGTTTCCATACTGTTTTAGTGAACCATATACCGTCGCTACCGCGATATTTAATTCTTCGCTGATTTCTTTAATCGTGAACCCTTGGTTTTGTAAAAACACAATTCGATTATGGTATATATACCGTTTATTGTTACTTCGTGACTGTGGTTGCGGTTGTTCACCGTTGCAGATGTACACCCATTCGGGACGTACACCTTTTTTCAGTGCCTCGGTGACATTATGCCACGCCTCGTTGATACAGGAAACAGAACACATTTGTATTTTAAATGGTTTACCACTGTTTTCGTCGATTTTTTCGTTCATCATTTTTCCACATACTGAACAATATGTCTTTCTCATTTTTGGGCCTCCTCTTTTATCAATCTTTTTTTATTTCTTTTTTCCTCTCTCAATATATTGTGATTTCTTTTGCTCTGTCGTCGACGTCTATACTGTCTTCGGTTACAAATGAATATCCTTCACCCGCATACACCATATAATCGCCCTTGCCAACTTCAATTAATTCGTTCGCAAATTCTTGTAATTCCTGCACCGTCATTACTGTACCTCACTTTCCCGACCTTAGCATATAAAATAATAACTGCGACATTGACCTTTGACGGTCCTTTGGGTGTGCCACTGTTGCAATTTTCAACGTCCAATCTACCGTTTTATCATCTATTGGTGTCGGACTTTTAAACTCATCTGTGGGTTCTCTGCTCTCGGGGCACGCCACATATACCCCTACGCTCCATGGCACTTCACGCCTAATTTGTTTATATGTTTCCATTGTTGTGACAACATAATTTCTGTCACCACCAAAATTTAAGCCGTTGCCGCTATGGTAATCAGCCTTGCAACTCTTGATTTCGTAAAAAACAAACTCGCCTTTTTCAATTCCACTCGTGCTTTGATTTTTTGGCACGAATTGTATAAAATCAACACGTTTTTTTTCGCCTTTTCCACCACTATAATCAAGTGTAACTTCGCTTGCGTAGTATTTACCCCTACCCGATAATCTTTCAATGAGTAAATTACTCAAAAACTCGGTTGTTTCTTTTCGGTTCATATTTCTTCCACCTTTCCTTTCAACGTTTCTTTTACCGCCGCAAATAATTTGTCGTATTTCTCCGACCCCTCAACCGCCGCAAGTGCGGTTTTAACCGCTATAATTGCGGTCTGTGCCTGTTCAAAACACATCTGCAATTTAACCATATTTTCATTACTGCCGACTTGTGATTCTTTTTGCAGTTTCTCAATAGTTTGTTTTAACTCGGCATTTTCTTTTTCCGCCGCGTCAACCTTTTCTTTTTCTGCTGATACCTCGTCTTTCAGCTTTTTATATTTTTCTTTCGACTTTTTCGCCGCCTGTTCTGCTTTTTCCTTTTCCTCTGTCAGACGGTCAATCTCTTTTTGCAATGATTTTTTAGCGTTTTCGTCAGCCTCTTTCATCATCTTTTCTAATTCGTCTTGCGGAACCGTCGCAGGCTCCGCATTTCTAATGTCTAACTCCGCTTGCAGGCGTTCAATCATTAATCGCTTATCTTCCGCCGCCTGTTCGCTCTGCTTTATCTGTTCTTCCAACTTTTTCTCTGCCACTGCTTGCTTTTTTTCTGCTCTGTCCAGTGCGTCAGTCTTTTCCTGTATCAACTTGTGCAGTTGTTTAACGGTGGTTTCCTCTGTTATGTTGTTTTCTTCAACGAACTGTTCTCGCTCATCAGCCGGAATTGCTGTTAGCTCTATCAATTTTGTTACTCCCAGATTCTTAATTGATTCAGAATTTTCAAAATTTCCAAATAGCCTCTGTTGGTCTGCACCGTATTCCTTGTAAATTTTTATGTAGTTTTCAGCCATAGCCTGCTTATAGCCTGTGTATTTTTCGCAATACTCGCCCCACTTGCCGTATTGTACCAGTGTTTTAGCTTTTGCAAATCTTTTACCGATTTCTATTAAACATTGCAATAGCATATTGTTCATACTTTTTGAAATATATTTGATTTCTGCCGTGATTGTTGGTAAATCACAACTTTCAATCTCTCTGTATTCCGCCTCGATTATCTCGTTTTTATTTTCCATTATGCTACTTTCCTTTCTTTTTTCACTCCGGCTGTGTTCTTGACGAACTCAACCCACTTTTCTTCAAATTTTTCGACTTCCGGCGTTCTCGCGCAGTGCCGTAATCCGCTGTTTTGTCTGACACACATATTTTTAAAATCAAATTCCAATGTAAAATACGGTTTATCCGGTTCATTTATATGACGGATAAAAAATATAGCCGTCTCACCGCGCGCGTGACGTTTAGCATACGTCGCTACGCAATGATGTAACTCTCTGCCCTCGTCTATCATTTCAATTTCTGTTTCGGCAGGGTGTATTGATAAACCGCCGCAGGTGAAACAATATTTTTTTAGTTTGTTATATTGTTTCTTGAAATCTTTCTCCAGTTCTTTTGTTGCAGCAATCTGCATAATGCGTTGTTCATCATTATGCGATTTTACTAAATTCTGCGGATATAGAATGTCCGTATCGGTCGTATAATGACCGTTTTTCCGCAACATATTCCAATAGTCAACAATGTACTGCACCCTGTTGTAATATGTTACTGCGTCCTCTAAATTTTTGTTTTGTTTTTCAATGTAACGCATTGTTTTCGGTATGTCAGCACCTGTTCCGATTAGTGGTTCAATTCGTGAACCGTATTTATGTACAATTCTATCAATATTCTGTATCGTTACACCCTGCGTATGTGTATGTACATACAGGTCAATTTTACTGCTATCCCACTCATTTTGTTTTATGCACCGCAGTGCCTCTTTGCTGATACCTAAAATTTCATTGGGTTTTGCTTTTTTCAGTTTTAACCCCTTGAAATTTTTCAACGTTGGTGTGGTTTTGATATACGACGTCGACGATTGTATCAATTTGTTGACATATCCACCTAACCCATTCATTATCAGATTTTCAACATTCGGATAACGTTGATATAACCGCAGGTATGTAACCGGATATGTTGTGGCTGAACACTGTAAATATATATCTACCTTTGAATTTTCGGCAAATGTGCCTTTCAGCACGTTTGGAATTTCTTCCGGCTGATATATTTCCGCCATACACACATCTTCCACGCGGTCCGTAAATGTTTTTCGCGTTTCCCATTTTCCCAGAAAACACTGTCTGTTCCAGTAGTTTGAATAAAACCCCGTCAGACGTATTTTTTCCGTTTTGGAAAATACCGCACCGGAATATTGATATATATTCAATTCATCTTTGCCAGTTCTGTCAACACGTCGTTCACCGCACCACTGCAATACGGCAACATTTCCGTTGACATTATGGAATGTAACGGGCCAGTATCGTTCTATAACAGTTCCGTTTCGACTGCCGAAACAGCTGACGTGTTCGGCTGTTACCGATTTACCACATTCGGGACACGTTGTTTCTTTATTGCCGAATATTTCTTTACCTGTTTCGGAATGTATAAATCCTATTCTGTTATTTAATTTTGTGTATTCTTGCATTGTAACTGCTCCGCAAGCGGTACATTTACATTTAACACACTTTTTGTTTCTGTCATCCAACGGCTCATAATAGTACCCAACTTTGTATATTAATAAATTCACTTTTCTTTTTTTATTGCACCAGTCGGCCAAACCTTTGGGCGGTTCATTCGGTACTAAATCTGCCATATTTATATCACGCATATTTACCGCCCCCCTATAGCAAATCTGCAATACTGACTATCTTTTCAGTAGATTTCGGCTGATTAATACCGTAGAATTCGCAGATTATTTTTTCTGCCTGTTGCGGTGTTACACACGCAAAATTATTTTTTTTGTGTTTGTCAGCATATGCCTTTATTTTTTTCTCACACTCAACAATGCTCATTTCTTTAATTTTTAAATCCTGTCCGACGATTTCCGCCGCCTGTGGATTGTTTCTGATGATGTCTTTCAACTGCTCACCCACATAATATGGCGCAGTATTTTCATTTCCTTTTTGTTGTACTTCTATCTGTTTTATGACCGTGTTTATCATTGTTTTTCCTCTCTTTCTTCTCAATCGATTGGGATTTAGTCGGTTATTTCAATTTGACCGCCATTATCCAAAAAATTTGTTTTGAAATTATGGTGAAACCCTTCACGTATTATCCCTGCAAACTCCGTTAGTTGTTGCATATTCATTGGTGTAGCCTGTATTGTACCGACGCATATACCGCGTGACACAACAAATATTAAATATCCATCACCGCGTGAATAGTATTCAATAGCAAATTCATCACGAAATGCCGTTATATATTTTGTATTTAAAATCATTATTCTGCCGTCGGTTCGCGTGAATAATTTGTAAATCTCACTGCCACTGCCGATAGTAAACGTCAACGCTGATAATCTATCTAATTCTTCAACTTCGATTTTCGGATCTTGTTCGTTTGTGCAATCATATGCTTGATATTTTTCACGGCTTTCCTCTTCAATTCCCATTGCCGTGAAATAATCATCAATTTCCCACTGTGGCGATATACCCTGTACTAAAACAGTTACCACGCCGTCCGACAAATATTTCATATCACCGTACTGCTCCAACGATATGTATTTGTTCTTTCGGCAGAATTTGAAAATATAATCTAATTTCATTTATCCTACCCCCTGTCAAAATGTTACGGCAATGTTCAGCACCGCCGCAGCAATCCAGTATATTGTGTGTCGCCAATCACCCGTTATTGTATACGGGATAGCTGACATCACCTGTATTATGATTAATACCAACGGTAATATTTTCTCTTTGCTCATTTTTATACCCCCTCAACTCTTGTACCGTCCTCATACTCTAAAAATCGGACAGCACCGTCATATTTTACTTCGTAACCTGCTATATCTTCCGGCATCAAAAATTTTTTGCCGTAAATATTCTTCATATCGTCCCACACATCAAACGGAACTGAATAAAATTTGTCCTGTATATTTACCGCCACAAACGTAACGGCTCCAAAATCCTTCTGTTCTCTTAACCACTCCATTTGCGTATCTGTCACCGCATTTCTTTGTATACGGCTTTTCTGCGTGCTTTTTGCCTCAAACGCAATAGCACGACCGCCGTACAATACACCCTTGAAATCCGGCTCGGCTCTGCCTGTAAAACGACCGCTGAATTTATTCCCTGTTGTTTTTTTCGTAACTATGTACGGCTCATTGACTTTATTAATTATCGCTATCTCTTTTTGACGGTAATAGTTGCACCCTCTCATCAATAAGCCCTCAAACGCTCGGCCACGTGCCGAACTCACTTTATTTCTCAAAATTTGTTCGCCATTGTTATTATTTTCATTTGTTAATTCGCGAAATTGTTCCGCTGTCATATGTTCCATAGTTTCTACCTCTCTTTTTTAATTTCATTTTGTTTAACATTACACATTTTTCAAATGATTTAATATCTTCCGCCGTTGCTCTCGGTGCGTTTCCGCATATCCGAATTATGCACGGTGTATCTTCGTATTTACAGCCGTTACAACCGTCATTCATTTTTTAACACCTCCGAACCATTACATACTCTTGGTACGGAAAACCGCTGAAATCGTGGAACCCGTCAAACCTATGTATTATTTCATAGTGTTTTTTCGCTCTCGGTGTGCTTGTCCACCTTTCGGATTGTATTATTCTGTATCTGATTTTTGGTTTTTTCATATTTCGGCTACTTGTAAAATCTTTTTCCGATTTCTCGCTGTCGCCTTTTACGAAATACATTGCCAAATCATACATAGAATCAGTGTATATATTTTCTATATGCACCTTTCCGTGTTCCCATAGGCTTATAATGATACCTATGTCAAATACATTTTTGATTATAAAATGATGATGTAACCCACCTTTGACACCGCGTTCGGTCATTGCGGTATATGTCAACGGTATGTCTTTCTTCTTTAACTTTTCACGCAATCGGCGAATAAATCGACTGCGTTGTTTTTTTGCCATTACCATACTATCGGGACGTTCCGTACGTCTGTATGTTAATGTCACCCACCAATCCGACTTTTTGAAATTTGTACAGATATTCCACACTATGCGTTTTTTCTTCAACAACTCATTTCTTCGCCGTTGAACCTCTGAACATTCATTCCAATTCGGACCTCTTGGAATATTCTTTTTACCGTATCTTGCGGAGAAACTTTTTTCTTTGAAAATGTGTTCCCCTGCAATGATAGTTTTTTCTATGTATGCCATATATCTTAATCTGCTTTCGTCCTAAAATTAATTACTTAAACAAGTTATAAAACCTTGAAAAATCAAGGTTTTTTTGTTTTTTGCTATTGCCTATTTTTTCGATATATGATATAATAGATATGTGGGTATCTTTATATCACATATAGTATTTAAAAAAGTAGTGGTTTGGCTGAACCACTATTTTTTTTGTGTCAATTCGTCGATTGACATTTGTACCGTTTTGGGCGGTGGCGTTCGGTGTGTTATAGGCTGTTTCGCCTGTCTGCATTTCTGACAGATAAAACCGCCTGTCGGTGTTACCGCCCCCGGTATATTCTTCGGGTCAACATATGTCATATACCACTGCCCGCAGACAGTACATTGACTGTTATATGTTTTTCTTCTCATATCGCCGACACTTTCTTTTTGAACAACGGCAATACCTTTTTGGCATTGACCGTTGCTCCGCTTTCACGGTTCACCAATGCTAAAACCTCATCCGTTTCGCGCAAAAACTTCTGTCGCGGACTTTCGTAGTCCTTGCGATTTTTCTTGTTGGACAGTAAATCGTCCAACATTTGTAGGGCCAAACACCTGCCCTGTTCATTCAATCTATCAATTTTTTCTATGTATTTATCGTACATTTTAAATCTTCCTTTCCCTCTGTTCGCAGGCACATAGGAACCGCCCTATCAGATTTCATTAAAATTTCAAAAATGTATTAAGGGGGGCTACCATTCGGGCGGTTCGTATCTGCCTGCGAAACTATTTCAACTATGCCGTTTTTTCTTGGCTTTGCTTTTTTTCACAAAATACTTCATATAATAATGACGCCAAATCACTTATAACTGTATTCGGTATCGTTTCCGTATTTATTTCCGCTAAATTGCTATACTCTTTCATTTTCTTTTCCCACCTTTCCGCCTCGTTAGGCTGTTTTATTTGTATTTTTTGTAAACTTATGCTATAATCACCGTAGAATGGAGGTGATTATAATGGCAAAAACTGATAAAGAACTGACCGTTGAAATTGTTAATTCTGTTGTGACTTCTTGGAATTCAAGAGAAGGTGCTGCACTACTTCAGCCTACAGATGTTTCTGAATTTATAAAATCTATATATAATACAATTTCAACATTACCTACAAACAATTAGTAATATTATTTTTCCTTGAATTGCACCTCAACGATAATCGGCTCTGCGGGGTGCTTTTCTTGTATTCGCTCTATGATGTTTAGAATAATTTCATTATTATTTTCCCAATCATCATTAATATCGAATTTTAAATTAAACGTCATTATCCTACTTCCTTTCCGCCTCTTTAGGCTGTTTTATTTGTAAACTTATGCTATAATACCTTTTATTTAATCCACGATAATCCAATCTTTTGCGGCTAAGTCCTCTGCGGACGGATTCCAACGACTTGTGGAGGACTTGTTGTTCTTGAAAACTATACAACATCCTGTACTATTCGTAGGCTTTATCTTTACATTGGCTAACATCGTTCTTATGTATTTTTTTCGTGTTATAAAACGTTTACGTTTTCTTGCTTTCTTAACTGCTTTATAAATGTTCATTCTCTCTCCTACTTCCTTTCCGCCTCGTTAGGCTGTTCTATTTGTATTTTTTGTAAACTTATGCTATAATCACCGTAGAATGGAGGTGATTATAATGCTTAATGAAAACAAAGTATGTCCTTTCCTTAATGATTTTTGTCGAACTGATTGTGTATTTCATACACATAGGATTGCAGTTGGAGCTGATGTTTTTACCTGTTTGATTGCTGCAAAACTATCTGACATCAATCCACAACAATATGACCAGTTGACAGATATAGCACATATTTTAGACAGATAAATTTGTGCTAATTGCAGCTTGCACGGTTGTTGTGGTATATATTTGATTTCTCACAAATGCTAAAATATCATTTGCCTCTGCAACCGTGCATTGTTGTTCATTCATTATTTTTAAAATATCTTTAGCTATTTGCACATTTTTTTGTGTTATTTCCATTCTCCTACTTCCTTTCCGCCTCGTTAGGCTGTTTTCTGATTGTCTGTTGCGAATAGATATTCGTATGAGCTATCAAACAAATTACATAAATGTGATATTTCAGTCACATAAAACTTACCTGTTTTTTTCTTTCTTTCATATGACGGTCTTGATATACCTAAATAGTCCGCCACTTGCTGATTGGTCATATTATTTCGTGCTTGCTCTGCATCTAAATTTTTAAACATAATTTCTCACCTCTTTCCTTTTGATTTCGATTAGCATTTTGCTAACTTGATTGTATTATATTACCGTTTTGTTCATTTGTCAATACTTTTTCAATAAAAAGTTATCATTTTGATAATTTTTTATTGACAACTATAGAAAAATGTTGTATATTAACATTAGGAGGTAATATTATGGACGGATTTGGAAAGCGGCTCGTTTCCGCAAGAGAAAAAAAAGGACTTACACAAAAAAAATTAGCTGAATTACTTGAAATCACTCCAACACGACTAAATTATTGGGAAAAAGATAAGCGAGAGCCCGACTTTTTTATGTTTTCAAAAATTTTAAATATATTAGACGCTGACGCTAACGAAATGTTAGGCTTAAAGCAAAAAACTAATGTTCCTAATAACTACAACAAATTAAATTCGCTTGGCAAGCAAAAAGCTGATGATTATATTGAAGTGTTATCTGATAATCAAAAATATACACAAGACAAATCAGTAACTGACGATATTACCGACGAATTAATTGCAGATATAAGAAAAAACATTATACATACAAAATAAA